AAATTGCAAGTAGAAAAAGCTAAAGATGTGGAGGTAACTTGGTCATAATAAATTAATTACTACATTTGCAAAATGGTAACTAAAATAGAAGCTATAACAGCTAACGAAGCAAAGTTAATTACTGATGATTTTGAAAATCGTGTGTTTGTAAATAGCGTCTATTCTATGATTAGAAAGGCTGCCAAGCAAGGAGGCAACAAAATATTTCTTTACCAAGAGGAATGTACATTTTTGCTCAATAACAAATGGTTTGTAAGTAAATTAAAGGATGATGGATTTGAAATATCAAAAATAATCGAAGACAAAATAACTATTAACTGGTAACTATGACAAAATCAGGACTTGCAAAAGAGTATCGCATTAAATATGGCGCAGAAATGCCAACGCATAAGTTAGCGAGAATAATGTATAACGATAACAAGTTGCTATGGAAAGATATTGAGGATGCAAGGGGTAGGTTAAGGTATATTGAGGGAAAATCGGGCAAGGTACATCTTAAACATTTAGTAGACAAATCACTTGTTATAACCGAAGAAAGACCAAAAAATCCATACAACTTACCGGAATCAGATGAAACAATATTTGAGCCTTACATCTTTAAAGGTCATACACGAATAGGCATACTTTCAGACATTCACGTTCCTTATCATTCAATGTCGGCATTAACGGCTGCCATACAATACCTAAAAAAGCAAAAGATTGATGCGTTACTACTCAATGGAGATGCTATTGACTGCCATACACTTAGTAGATTCAGCAAAGACCCAAGCAAACGTAATTTCAAACAGGAATTGGATATGTTCCAACAACTATTTGATGTGCTTGACAAAGAACTAAAATGCAAAATATACTTTAAACTTGGCAACCACGAAATTAGGTATGAGCATTTTTTACATCAAAAAGCAGGTGAGTTATTCGGCATAGAAGAGTTCCAATTTGAAAACATTATAAAGGCAAGGGCAAAGGGCATAACAATGATAGGCGATAAGACCGTTATGAAATTCAATTCACTCAATGGCATACATGGACACGAATATATCGGAGGCATTTCAGCACCAGTAAACATAGCGCGAGGCTTATATCTAAAAGGCAAAACAAGTGCATTTCAAGGTCATAACCACGCAACCTCAGAACATTCAGAGACTGATATGAATGGTAAGATAACAACTACCTGGTCTATCGGTTGTTTATGTGAATTACATCCAAATTATATGCCATTAAACAAATGGAATTGGGGTACGGCGCACATCGAACTTGACCCTAATGGTGTTGATTTTGAATTTTTTAATAAGCGAATATTTAAAGGTAAAGTATTATAATGCATCAAGACATCATAGATTTAGCAAATAGACTTGACAGCTACACTTTAAAGGAAATATGGGGTAAATATCCACCAAGACGTTATAATAAGCGTATAGTGAAAGCATTATTAAGACCGAAGCAAAAAAGATATTTTATTAGGTATGTTACTTCTGTCTTCGATAGCCCAACTTCCACAACTCCTTAGCTAAGATAGTAGAGTACTTTTCGACATAAATTTCCTCTAAAAAGGGGTACACAATATGCAGTAGTTCGTGGATAGTGGTATCAAACTCATCAAATGGTTCTAACCCATTCTTTATCTCAATCCGATGCTCATCTCTAAAAGCTAACCCCCAACAGTCATCTGCTAACCTATTCTTGAATTTAACCTTGATGTTTTTCATACTACAAAATTAATAAATATTTTTACCTTTGCGCAATGGCTTAAGCCGATAAATACGATTAATAACGATGGCAAAATTTGAAAAAGGTAATGCTGGAAAACCTAAAGGAGCAAAAAATAAAATTACTAAGACAGTAAAGGAAGTTGTATTTGATGTGTTTGAACAACTGCAAGTTGACCCTAAAGCAAATTTATTTAATTGGGGCAAAGATAACCCAACCGAATTTTATAAGATAGCTGCTAAGCTAATACCAACTGATGTGAAGGCGCAAGTGGATGGTGAGTTACAACTAAAGCAATGGAGTGTTACAATAGTAGATGCAAATAAATAGAGCCTACAAAGAAGCGTTATTGTCAAAGCATAGGTACTTGGTGCTTAAAGGGGGCGCAGGTAGTGGCAAATCAATATTCAGCGTTCAAAAGCTAATACTAAGGATAACATCGGAGGATAAACATCGTATTCTTTGCGTTAGAAAGGTAGCAACAACACTTAGGAACTCAATATACCAATTAGTAATAGATAAGCTAATAGAGTATGGTATTTACAATGAATTTACCATCAATAAAAGTGAGATGCGATTTACTCATAATCCTACAGGCAATGAAATAATCTGTCATGGTATGGATGACCAAGAAAAAATCAAATCTATTGCAGGTATTACAAGCGTATGGTGTGAGGAAGCTACCGAGTTAGATGAATTAGATTTTAATCAGTTAGAACTACGTGTACGTGGCGAAACATCAACATACAAACAATTTATAATTACGTTCAACCCTATCAGCGAAACACATTGGATAAAAGCACGTTTCTTCGACAAACATGATGAAGATACTTTACTGCTAAACACTACGTATAAGGATAACCATTTCTTAGATGCTGATTATATTAAGCATTTAACAGAACGTGTGCGTAACAACGAAAATCTATACAAGGTTTACGTGTTAGGTGAGTGGGGCAAGGTAGATTTTGGAGGTGAGTTTCTAAAGTGTTGGAGTACGGTCAAGCATACATCATATTTAAACTATGACCCATCATTAGCAATATGGCTTTCCTTTGATGAAAATGTCAACCCCTATTTTCCTTGTGGCATATTTCAAATTACTGATGACAACCAAATACGAATGATTGATTGCGTGGCACTAAAGAACCCAAACAACACCACCAAAGAGATGGGGCGCACTATCCTATCCAAACTACGCAAATGGCAACATACAGGACACGTGTATATCTGTGGTGATGCTACGAGTCAAAAGGACGATGTAAAGATTGAGAAGGGTTATGACTTGTTTCGTATATTGATAACGGAATTAAAAGAGGTTAACCCAATAAGACGTGTGTCAAGGTCAAACCCTAACGTAAGACCATCAGCGGACTTCTTTAATGCTATTTTAGAGTACAATGAGCAAGGCATATCATTTGTTGCGCATGAAGAGTGTAGGGTAGCTATTTTAGACTTTGAGAATACCAAAGAGGATAAGAATGGTAAGGTGGATAAAAAGACAGTTACCGACCCCGTAACGAAGGTTAGCTACCAACCGTATGGACATATTGTTGATTTAACACGTTACCTTATCACAACGGTGTTTAATAGCGAATACCATAAATACCAAGTAGGTTTGCAGAAGCCTATCATTACTACGGGGCGCGACTACGAAACTAAAGTAGTTACAAGATTTTAAAATAGTTGTTACAATAGCTAATTTTGCGACATGGCACGTTTTTTACAACAAACAGACTATTCAAGCATTATACAGAGTGCTGATTTAACCCAAATTACTGAGGGTGTCAATCAAAATCTATTAGATGCAGAAGCTAAGGCTATTGCACGAATCAGGACAAAACTTGTCCAAAGGTATAACGTAGATGTGGAGTTAGGTAGTAGTGATACAGCCTATTCAGTATCTAAACATTACAGAACAAAAGAAAGAGTATTTCAAACAAATATCTATTCTGTTAAGCTATTCCCTTTTTACGAATTAAACACAGCGTATGTCATAGGTGATATAGTGTGTGATGGTGATGGGTATGTGTACACTTGTTTGGTTGCTAATACTAACCAAGCACTAACAAGCACTACCTATTGGTCTCCAATGATTAATATTAGTTATACTAATACTACCTATTGGCAACAAGGAGACAATAGATACCCTCTATTTATTGAGATAGCTATGGACTTAGCCTTGTTTAACCTTTATTCAAGGATTAATCCACGTAACATACCAATACTAAGGATGGATAGGAATAAAGAAAGCCTTGATTTGTTAGATGCTTGGGCGAGTGGAACTGATACTGCCGAAGTGTTGGAGTTCAAGAATTATGAGCAAGAAGGGTACTCTATACGTTACGGAAGTAGTGATACAAAACAAAATAATTTCTTCAAATGAAAATACCATTCACAAATATAAATATTGACTTTACCAATATAAGTAAGCCACAACCACCATCGGCAAATGTGCGCAAAACGATTGATTTTGAGCAACAACTACAACGTGTTAGGCAAGATGCTACTAAGTTCAACATAGCGTTACAGGCTGCGGAGTCTCCTATGTTTCCTAATAGGTTCTTACTGATGCAAACGTACCAACAGATAATACTCGATGCACAGGTGCAGAGTGGTTTGTTGCAACGTAAGAGTAAGGTTCTTAGCCAAGCAATAATTATAAAGAATGCAGATGGTGAAGAAGATACTGAAAAGACAAAGATATTTCAATCTAAATGGTTTTTTGACTTTACCAACTTAGCATTAGATGCTTACTTTTGGGGGCATTCACTTATTCAGTTTGGGGCGGTTGTTAACGATGCTTTTGAAAGTGTTGAGTTAGTGCCACGTATCTACGTAGTTCCTGAACGTAATTTAGTACGTAAAAATACAGCAACAGTTACTGATGGTGTTATATTTACTGATGCGCCTTACGATAATTGGTGCATTGGTGTAGGTGGTAAGACTAATTTAGGTGCAGGGATGTATTTAGCACCTTATGTAATATGGAAAAAGAACGCTTTAGCTTCTTGGGCTGAATTTGCTGAGATATTTGGTTCACCAGTACGTATTGGCAAGACCGATGTGCGCGATGAGACCACACGCAAAAATATGGAGAATATGATGCGTAATATGGCAACAGCAGCGTGGGCGGTGCTTGACTTAAACGACCAAATTGATTTGGTGCAAGCAAGCAGAACGGATGCTTACCAAGTGTTTGACAATTTAATAGCACGTTGCAATTCAGAGATAAGCAAACTTATATTAGGGCAAACGGGTACGACAGATGAAAAAGCGTATGCTGGTAGTGCTAATGTACAAGCTAATGTAGCCGATATGATAGGCAAGCAGGATATATTAAATATGGAGTATGTCATCAATATGCAACTAATACCAATGATGAATAGATTAGGCTTTGGGTTAGAAGGATATAGGGCAGAATATGACAATACCGAGACATTGCCATTGAATGAGCAGATAAAGATTGATGCTGAAATAATGAAGCAGTATAAATTGAATATAGAGTATTTAGAAGATAAATATAATGTAGAGATTGACGATGCTGATACTGTTGCAGAGGGTGAAATAAGTACGGACGTAGTAAACATTGCTAAAAGGTTAAAGAACCTTTATGTGTAAGATTTGCGACATAACTAATGAGGGTATTGAGCAGATACCACCATCGCCATTTGATGAAAATGATTTCAATCAACTGACTAATGGTGTATGGCTCGGTGATATAACTGTTGACAACCTGCCATTACTTCCATACATAAAGACTGCGGATTTCTTAACAAGTGGTTTAAGTTTAGGTCTTGCTGAATATGAGAAGGTAGATGAACTGTTGGTTGCTGACTTGACAAATAACATTTATATGTTTAGCGCAGCGAAGGACTACCAAGAGGTAAGGACGTTAACGTCTATGTTAGCCGACCCTGAGTTAAAGAGTAATTTTTATAAGTTTAAAGAGGCTGCCAAGCCTATACTGCACGATTACAATGTAGCATATTTGCAAACCGAATACTACACTGCAAAAGGTAGCGGACGTATGGCAGCATTTTGGGACAGGATAAAACAAGAAGCGGACGTGTTACCATTGCTTCAATATCAAACGGTAGGTGATGCGAGGGTACGTCCAACCCATCAAGCGTTAGACAATATAGTAAGACCCGTTAATGATGCCTTTTGGAAAAACTACTACCCTCCTAATGGTTGGAGGTGTAGATGCACCGTAATGCAACTATCTGAAGGCACATTAACTGATTTAACAGGCTTTGTAAAGCCTAATGACGTGCCTGATGAATTTATGATGAATGTGGGTGTTGATGGGTATGTATTTAAGGAGAAAGGACAAGGTAAGCACCCATATTTTGATGTGGCAAAGGGTGATAAGGAATTAGCGAAACGTAACTTTAATTTACCTATTATAAGTGGCAAAACAAAGTAAATTCAATCTTAAGCAAGTAGAGAAAGGCGGTCGTACAGCGATGGAACGGTCTCTTATTCTTATTGGTAACGAGGCTAAAAACTTTTTTGTTAATTCGTTTAGGGTGCAAGGCTTTGAAGATAAAAGTGTTGAAAAGTGGAAACCAAGAAAAACGCAAACTAAACGCAATATAGGACGTGCAATACTTGTACAAAGTGGTGATTTAAGGCGGTCAATCATTCGACAACCAGTGAACAAGGCTAATTTAAGCGTTAAGATTTCAACTGATTTGGTGTATGCAAAAGTACATAATGAGGGTATAGGTAAAATGCCGAAACGTCAATTTATCGGTAATAGTTACAAACTGAATGAGAATTGTAAAAAAATAGTAGTTTCGCAACTTGATAAGATTTTCAAATAATGCAATTAGCACTTTATAACGCATTAAAAACAAGACTTGAAGCAATTAGTGCTTTAAAGTATGTAGCGTTGTGGAATAATCAATTTGAACGTGAGGATGTCAATGTATCATTCAACTACCCATGTGCATTTATTGAATTTAGTGATATAAGCTATATTGATGATTTAAACCTTAGACAAAGGTGTAGTTTAACCGTTAACATACACGTAGGTTTTGAAAGTTACCTAACAGAAGATACTACTATTTTAACGCTAAAACAGATTATCAATGGGCAGTTGCATGGTAAGTCATTGCCTGACCAAACAAGGATGTTAAGACGTGGCGAAACGCAAAATTTTGACCATACAAACATACAAGAATACATCATTAGCTATGAGGCTACAGGGTTAGATACAGGCTCAATTGATTTGCCAGGCACTTTAGCGCACGTAGATACGTTGGTAACTATTACAGACCCACAGATAAGTAATTTCACGATAAGGACTGGAGTAGAGGATACAGAAGTGATATTAGCAACAGAAACAAATAATGAATTGATAACACAAAGTGGTTATGATTTAGTAATACAAACATAGATATGGCAAAGCAAAAAATAAGTGAGTTACCTAATGCTACAACACTTGATGGCACTGAGGAAGCAATAGTAAACCAAAATAATGTAACGAGTAAGACAACGGTGTTGGATTTACAACAGATAGCGTTAGATGCTGCGAATACAGCGCAGACAACAGCGGATGCTAAATTAGCAACTGTTGCAGTTGATGGAACGACTATTACGGGTGATGGAACGGTTGGCAATCCGTTGGTAGCTAATGTGGGTAGTGCAGTAAAAGAGTATAGAGGCTATTTAACTATTTCGGGTGCGGGTGTAGCGTTTACATCAAAACAAAATGATGTGGGTGATATTGCTTGGGTTGTTTATAGTAATGGTCAATTAAGAGGTACATTAGCAGGTGCTTTTTTAAGTGCTAAATTCTTTGGATTAGTAGGTAATTTGAATGGTGGAAGTGTGCCTTACATAAATATTGTAAGAAGATTCAATGATGATACTGTGATAATTGATTTATTCAAATATGATGGCAGTCAAACAGGCACACCAAACGGAGCATTTGCAATACATTTAATAATAAATAATTAGCAATGGCAAGGACAATATCGCAGATAAAACAAATAATGATTGATGAAAAAAATAGTCAATCAGCACTTAGTGGGTTAACATCTACAAGCCAAACAGCTATTTGGAACTTGTGGTTTTTCATTGTAGCTTCTTGTATTGCTATCTTTGAGCAACTGCAAGATTTATTCAAGCAAGATTTAGAGACTATTGCTTATAACACACCACCTAACACACCACAATGGACACGTAAGAAAGTGTTAGAGTTTCAATATGATGCTACTACACCACAGATACCTATATTAGATACTAATACATTTGTTGTAACATATCCTACTATAAATACTGCATTAAATATCATTACACGTTGTGCTGTAGTAACAAATTACAATAAGACAGTATTGATAAAGGTTGCTAAGAATGACCCACCCGAACCATTAGATAGTTATGAGGCGGGTGCATTAGGTGATTGGTTAGAAGCGTGGGTGCCAGCAGGCATAACAGGTGAATTAATCAATATAGCACCTGACTTAGTTGAAGTGGCAGCAAATGTATATTACGATGGTCAATATTCATTGGTTATTCAATCATTGGTAGAGACTGCATTGCAAAATTACTTTAAGAATTTACCATTTAACGGTCAAATAAAGACACAACTAATAGTGGATGCAATACAAGGTGTTACTGGAGTGGTTAACGTATCATTGACTGAAATAAATTGTCGTTCATCATTTGAAACTTATGGTGATGGTGTTACGTTGTTTTCTTTGCCTAATGGAGTAGATAATGTTTTTTATAACACTTATGCAGGCTATGTTGTAAACGAGTCAGCACCGCACGATTTTAACGCTACAATTAACTATTACGTGATGCAATAATGAGTTATATCGTAAACACAAATATATTTGGAACTAACTTTGTTCCACCAAAAAGGCGCAGTAGTGATATGGTAGCTTGGGTTAATACCTTGCTATATCCATTGAAAGTGTTGTATGATACTATGTTTGGCACGTATAAGGATGGTAATAGTGCAAGCAACTACAACAATGGTACAGCCTATGCTATAGGAGACCAAGTGAAGTATATTGATAGGGCTATCTATCAATGTTATGTAGCTACAACAGGCAACATACCAAAAGATAGTAACTATTGGTTTAAGATACAAGATTTGTGGATAGGTGTAGAGCAAAGAATGAAATATAATGCACAACCATTTGTGCTTGAATATGCTTTGAATGAATATTTTGGTACTACCTTTGTAAATCAGTTAGGCAATAGTGAAATATATTTAACAAGGCGAATATATCACACTTATGTGATGCAATCGTCAGCAACAATAGCGTATAGGAATGAGGATGTAGCAGCGGAACTAAGTTATGAAGGCACACCTATTCCCGACCCTGTAGATTACATTATAAACATACCTGCGGGTGTGTGGGTAGCATTGGGCAATTCAACACAAGAACGTGATGGTGTAATTAGTAACTACGTAAACACATTCAATTTAGCAGGCATTAATTATTTAATACTTACATATTAACAAATGAGAAAATTAGACTTACAATACGTTGTTGCTGGTGTAACAATGGACATTAAAGGAGGCACGTACAAACATTTGCAGTTAGCATACCAAGAAGCATTAGATGCACTTGTAAGAGGCAATGTAAACGATGCTACACAACCAATCATTATCTATGGTTGCAAAGATACAGATGTTGACCCTTTCTACTTAGATTTAAGTGCTGGTGCTATTTATTATAATGGCGAAATATTTTTAGTTGATGCACAAGGTGTGTCAAGAACTGCAATGCAAAGGTTCAACGCAAGTATAGCAACAACATACTACACTGCTACTGATGCTGACCCTGTAATATTTAGCAATTCAACAACTCACAATGTACATCAAATACGTAAGATAGTATTTACTGCTGGTAGCATTGGTGGTGGGTTATTTCAGTTTGAGGATTTACAACCATTCACACGTAAGCAATGGGTTGATGAAATACTTACTAATGCTGATTTAAAAGCTAATTCAGGTGAGACATTAACTATTGGTGCTGCTACATCTAAAGAGATAGTTTATTATATTGATGAAGTAGAAAAGACTTGTTCATTATCATTTAACATAGTAAATGCAAATGCAAGTACACAAAATATAGCGGGTTTTTATATTAAAATTCCTGAAGGTAAAACGTGTGGTAGGGTGTTTAAAGGAACGGGTGAATTTAGGAATACAAATACAACAACTGCTATTTCAGGAACAACAAAATGGGCGCAAGTATTATTAAATACTAATAGTAGTGTTTACTTCACTAATCCAGGCGATGCAATAGAGGTTACTGCTGCAGCCTTGAATTTTTGGTGTGATGGTTCTAATGGTCAAAATGTAATAGGTTCTATTACGTTTGCAATAGACTAAAATCTTTCGGGCTTTTGCTCATAGTGGGTAGTGATTATTTCACGTACCAAATCAGATTCTTTGATGCCTGTCTTTAGGACTTCGTCAAAGAATTTTGCTTTTGTAGACCCTTTTAAATCACACGTTACACGTGCTTTAGGCGATTCACGCTTTTCTTTTGGTGTTGGCATTGTTACAACTATTTTTTACAAATGTAGTTACAAATGTGATTAATACAAATAGACTCAAATACTTTTGTATTGTGAAGAAAGAATTATCATTTACAAACTTGAGTAAAGACACAGCAACAATGCTATTATACCGAGAAATTGGTAGTGATGCTATTGATGGTGCTAACTTTGCAATGGAGATACAAAATATCAATGAGTATTACAGCGATGAAATAAAATGTATAAACGTACGTATTAATTCACATGGTGGTAGTGTTCAAGATGGTTTGAGTATTTGTTCTGCTATTCTTAATTCAGCTATTCCTTGCGATACTTATATTGATGGAATGGCTTACTCAATGGCTGGTGTTATTGCAATGTGTGGACGTAATCGTTACATGGTTGACTATGGCACGTTTATGATGCACAATGCACAAGGTGGTTCAGATACAGAGATAATGGATTTAATAACTAATTCATTAGCTAAAATATTTGAAAAAAACACTAATCTAACGATGGATAAGTGTAAGCAATTAATGGCTGCTGAAACGTGGATGGATGCAGTACAATGCTTAGAGATGGGCTTAGTTGATTCAATCATTAACACTAATAAGCAAAAGCCTGAAGTGTCAAGCAACTCTATTAAAGAACTTTATAATTTTTACAATAAATTAATAACAAACAAAATGACAAATTTAACTAACCTATTGAAGTTAAGCAATGATGCTTCTGAGACTTCAATAATCGAAGCGGTAACTGCTAAAGATGCTGCTATTGATACATTAAAAGAAGCTATTGAGGCTAAAGATGCTGAAAAGGTAGAATTAGAAAACAAACTAAAAGAGTTACAAAATACTATTTTAGAGCGTGAAACTGCTGACAAGGTAGAAGTGATTGAAAACGCTGTAAAAGGTGGTTTGATTGATGTTGCTACTAAAGATATCTATGTTAATTCAAGCAAGACTATTGCTGAATTAAAAGATGTATTTTCTAAGTTAAAGCCTGCTTATACTCCAGTATTTGACAACAAGGTAGTTGCTATCAATGCACCTGTTGGACGTGATGCTTGGACACACTTAGACTGGCAAAAGAAAGACCCTAAAGGTTTAGCAGAAATGCAAAATAGCTCACCAGTAGCTTACAACGAATTGTTACAAACTCTTAAAAACTAATAAACAATGGCATTACAACAAGAAATTTGGGTTAGCGATATACAAAACAGCCTAAATCAAAACGCGGCATTTTTGCCGATGTCAACAGACCATTCAGCGTATGTTGCATTCAAGACAGTACACGTACCTCAATCAGGTGCTAATCCTACTGCGATAGTTAACCCTACGTCATTCCCTTTGACAATAAGCGAAAGGACTGATACGGACTTAACTTACTCACTTAATCAATTTGCTTTACAGCCTACATTGATTACCAATATTGATGAATTGCAAGTGTCTTACGACAAGCGTCAATCAGTAATTGGACAACAAATGTCAACTCTTACTGAGATTATCGGTAACACAGTTGCTAACTCTTGGGCTGCTGCAGGTACAGACGCAATCGTTCGTACTTCAGGTGGTACAGGTGGCGCATTAGCACCATCAGCAACAGGAACACGTGCTTTAGTAACATTAGCAGATATTGCTAATATGGCTAAGAAATTAGACAAAGATAATGCACCATCAAATGGTCGTGTGTTATTGATGAATGCTGATATGTTTTGGGAATTGTTCACAATCTCTGAGGTTGTTCGTGCTTCTTATAATGGTTTTGGTAATAACGTACTTGCGACAGGTGTTGTGGCTCAGTTATTTGGTTTCCAAATCTACGTACGTCCAACAGTAGCAATATACACAAATGCTGCGCCTCCAGTAATTAAATCGTTATCTAACGGTTACTACACTGGTGCTGCAACAGATAACTTAGGTTGTTTAGCTTGGCATCCATCATTTGTATCACGTGCTTTGTCAAGTATGACACCAATGTATGATGCAGGTTCTAATGGTAACGGTAAGCCTGAGTATTTAGGTTCTATCTTTAACATGGAAGTGATGTTAGGAAGTGCTAAATTGCGTACAGACATGAAAGGTGTTGTAGCATTGGTACAGACTAAATTAACGTAGTAGTTCATATTTATATTAATTGTGAAAAGCCTACTCGCTTCAAGTGGGTAGGCTTTTTTTAAAACTAAAAAAATGGCTTTACCAAATATAACATTTAATAAAAGTACATCAGGGCTTGGACGTGCATTGCCAGGTACTGACTATGTTAGTGGAATGATTCACTACTATGCAAGTGGGGCTACTTTACCAAGTGGTTTTGCTTCAAATGATAGAATAAAAAAAATATTCTCGGTTGCCGATGCTGAGAATTTAGGCATTACAAGCGGTAATTTAGGAGAAACAAAAGCAGTTGCTAAAATAGTTGTTGGTGGTACTCCTGCAGTTAACGATATGGTTGCAATTACTTATACAGGTATTGATGGTGTTGATACGGTGTTAAGCACTTACACACTTACAAGTGCGGATGCGGTAAGTACAACAACTGCAGCAGCAGCTATTGCAGCGGCTATTAGTGCAAATGCGCAAAGAGGTGGATTTAGTGCTACAGCAGCAACAGCTAACATATTACTTACTACTAAAAGTGGTGAGGGTATATTCCCCAATACAGGTTCACCTTACTCAGTAACAACAACAGGTGCAACAACATTGACAGTAACACAACCAACAGGTAGCGGAAGCACTGTGTTAGGTGTAGCAAGTTGGATTAATACTTTACATTACCATATTGCAGAGTATTTCAGAATACAACCAAAAGGTGAATTGTACTTAGGTTTGTATGTTGAAGAGGCTTCTACATACGGATTTGAGGACATTACAACAATGCAAAACTATGCTAATGGCTCAATAAAGCAGTTAAGTGTGTTTGAAAAGAATGTAGCTTTTAGTGCTGCTCAATGTGCAGCGTTACAAGCAATAGTAAATGCGAATACAGCAGTTTACAAGCCTTTAGAAATAATTTTAAATGCTGAGATAAGCGCAACAGCAAGCGTAGCTACATTGGTTGATTTGTCAACACAAACAGCACCTAACATAAGTGTATGTATTGCTCAGGATGGTGCTAATGATGGTTACCACATTTATAAAGCTACTGGCAAATCGGTTGGTGCTATTGGTGCTATGCTTGGTGCTATTAGTTTAGCTAACGTACAAGAAAGTATTGCTTGGGTAGCTAAGTTTAATATGGCATTAGGTAGCGAGTTAGACACTATTGCATTTAGCAACGGACAATTTTATTCGGCACTTGCTGAAAGTCAGTTTGATAGTTTAAACAACTACTCATACACTTTTTTACGCAAATTAGTTGATATAAGCGGTTCTTATTGGTCAGATAGTAAAACTACTGTATCACCTACTTCGGATTACTCTACGATAGAAAACAATCGTGTTTATAATAAGATTACGAGAGTAGTAAGAGCAAATATGTTACCTGCATTAAGTGGAAACATTTACGTACAGGCGGATGGTACATTAACATCGGCAACAATCGGATATTACGAGACACTTGCAAATAACCCATTAGTGCAGATGCAAGCGGATGGTGAGATTTCAGCACACAAAGTAATTATTAACCCAAACCAAGATATTTTGGCAACAAGCACACTCGAACTGACATTGCAAAATGTACCAGTAGGAGTAGCGCGAATTATCAAAATTAATGTTGGATTTGTAAAATCAATTTAAACATGGCATTTAACGGAATTCCTTTAGTAAACGGTAAGCAGTATGAATATGCTGATATTACTATGATAGTGTTGGGTACTCCTATCTTAGGAGTAACTAATATTGAGTATGGTGAAGAGGACAACATCGAGAATGTGTATGCAACAGGTCGCTATCCTATTGGACGTGGCTACGGGCAAATCACACCAATGGCAAAAGTTACTATCTTAATGAATGAGGTTATGAATATCGTAAGCCAATCACCAAATGGTCGTTTGCAAGATATTCCTGAGTTCGACATTGTAGTATCATTTACTGATGTTAACCTTATTCCTGTGGTACATAAGATTAAGAATTGTAAGTTTAAGACTAATAAGATTAGTTCAGCAACTGGAGACACGTCTATTCCTATGGAAATGGATTTAGTTCCTTCGCATATTGAATATGTATAATTTATTTTGTAGTATTGCAAAATAAATATAATTAATATGACAATAGAAGAAATTAAATCTAAGTATCCAAACAGCGACATTTGGACGTTAACGGTAAACTCAAAGCGTGGCGAGGCTATCACAATTCATATGCGCGAGTTGGATAGGGTAGCTTTTAAGAGTGTTTCGGCACTTATTGCTAAAGATGAATTGTTGGGTGTAGAAAGTTTTTTAAAGACTTTACACGTTGGTGGTGATGACGTAACAAAGATTACGGATGACTTTACAGCGTTGAGAAGTGCAGCGATAACGATTCTACCAATGTTACAAGCAGAAGCGGGTGATTTAAAAAAAAATTAGATTCTGCAAAGCAGTTATTGGAAACGGATGAGTTTGCACGTCAAAATGCGCTTATCCGTTTTTATTTTAAAGTCAACCCCGACAAATTAAATGATGATGAATGGTGTGAGGCGGTTGAGCAAATAATGTGGGTGTTAAAGTTTAACGGTACAATAGAAACGAAAAAATAATGGCAAGTACAGGTATTGAATATGTATTAAGTCTTAGGGATAGATTTAGTTCAGGCATACGAAATGCAACAAAAGAAAGTGAGAAGTTAAATGGAGCAATGGCAACTTCTCAAAAATTAGCATTAGGTGTTGGTGCTGCTTTTGCTGCCATTGGTGGAGGGTTACTTGTACGAGAAATAGTAAATACTACTGCTGCAATGGAAGGGTTGAAAAATCAATTAAACTTTGCAACTGGTTCAGCACAACAAGGCGCTGCTGATTTTGAATATTTACGGAAAACATCTCAAGAGATGGGGTTGGATTTTAATACAGCCGCAACAGCATTTGCTAAATTTAGTGGTGCTGCAAGGCAAACATCATTAGAAGGACAAGGTGTTAAAGATGTTTTTGAAAGTGTTGGTATGGCATCAACAGTTATGCACTTATCAGCCGAGCAGTCAGAAGGTGCATTTAGAGCATTAGAACAAATGTTATCTAAAGGCAAAGTACAAGCGGAAGAGTTAAGAGGTCAATTAGGTGAAAGAATACCTGGAGCATTTCAAATTGCAGCAAGGGCAATGGGAATGACTACAATGGAGTTAGATAAATTTATGGCAGATGGAAAATTAATGAGTGAAGAATTTTTGCCAAAATTTGCAGCACAACTTAAAACAGAATTTGCAGGGGGTATGAATGTTGCAAGTCAAAGTTTGCAAGCAAATTTAAATAGAATGAACAATTCATTTTTAGAATTAAAATATACAATAGGTCAACTATTGATGCCAATAATTCAAGGAATGATTTTAGGTATTTCATCATTAACAAATTTTGTTAAAGAGCATGCAGTTGCATTAGCTTTTTTAGGTGGTGTATTAGCAGGGGCAGCAGGTGCATTATTAATTTACAATACATATTTAGCAATAACAAAAGCTATAATGGTAGGTAAATTAGTTTATGCAGTATGGAGTTTAGCAGCAGCATTGGAAGGCACAACAGTCGCTCAATGGTTATTAAATTCTGCAACAGCATTTTTTGCAGGGTTGACAGGTGTAGGAATATTTTTAGTTGCAGCAGGAGCAGCAGCAGCATTAGCTGTTGGTATTTATGCAGCTAAATCAGCACAAGATTCATTGAATAATTCAATGGAAAAACAACCATCGGCAGGCACAGCATTAGCTAACCCATTAGCACCCAAAGGAGGAAAGCAAGCAACACCAACAGCAAAAGCAAAAGGCGGTACAAGCACATCGGCAGTAGAAAGTAGGGGTGTGCAGAATTTCAACATATCAATTAAGGCATTAGTTGAGACGTTGCAGTTCACAACTAACAATATGAAAGAGAGTAGTGCTGTGCTTAAAGAAGAGGTGGCAAAAGCACTTATAGAAGCGGTAAATGATTTTCAATTAATGGCAACGAAATAATGAGTTTACAATTTATCATACCACAGCCTTTAAGCAAGGTAACAGAAAAGACATTAATAAAAGGCTTTGGTTTGCCATTGGTGCAACGTGCATTGATAAGACCAAGCCCACCACAACCAAAAGACCAACATACAGATAGTAGATTTGGAACTCCAGTATTTGATTCGTTATACATCCAAGCACCTGAATATTATGAGTTCAATTATAATGAGCAAACAAAAAAATACCAAAAAGATGAAAGACCAGTATCTTTAGGCAATAACAAGCAAGATGGTAGTTCACAAGGGTTATTTGTTGAGAACGTAATTATGGAAGCTAATTTAGCACGTAACATCGTTACTACAGAGGTTAGCGGTTATAATGGAGGCACTATAAAAGAATTCATTAGCAATGGCGATTGGAACATTACTATTCGTGGTTTTGTTTCAACAAAAAATGCAGACGTATATCCTGAAGAGGACACAAGGTTATTGCAATTATATTCTCGTTCACCAGTATCATTAATTGTTACATCACGATTTTTAAATACATATTTGGACATCAATAATATTGTTATAACAAGCCTTAACCTATTTCAGCAACAAGGGCTAAGGAATATTCAATATTTTGAAATGAGTGCTTTAAGCGACATACCATTTAACATACCGAACAATGCTAAGACTACTTAATCATATAAAAATATTTCAAGCGGATGGAACTATTTTGCAGTTTCCGATTGTCAACAACGTAACTATTACACGTTCGTTTGACAACCAAACGCAAACAGCAACGGTAACACTTCCGCGTAACTTTAAATATAACGACAAAAATATTTATGAGGGTGATAACGCTATCGTAAAACGTGGCGAAAAGATTGAGTTGTATGGTGGCTATGAGCCTAACCTAAAATTATTGTTTAGCGGTTACATTTCTAAGATTGATAACAACGTGCCAATGGTGCTAAAGTGCGAGGATGAAATGTTTATTTTGAAACAAAAACAAGCACAAAATGTATCACACAAAAGTATTTCATTAAAAGATTTTTTGACTGAAGTATTAAAAGGTGCAGATATACCATTTAAGGCATTAGATTGCCAGTTAGGGCAGATAAGAACGCAAAACGCATCAATAGGTAAAATATTACAAGTGCTAAGAGATGACTATGGTCTTTTTTCATATTTTATTAAAGGTACTTTGTATGTTGGGTTACCATTTCAAAAAAATTTAGCAACAGAGCAATATTTCTTGTTTGAAAGACAAATGATAACAGATGGTATGGATTTGCAATACTTGAAAAAAGAGGACGTAAGAGTATCTGTAAAAGGAATAATGATGTCTTTAAAAACTAATAAGCAAGAGGAATATACATATTTTTATGATGCTAAAGGAAAAATACAAATTGTAAAAGGTAAATACACTGATACAGATAGTTCATTGATAACATTGTTTGATTATTCGGGAAGTAAAAACATATTAGATATAAATGCTAAATCACGATTAGAGCAAGCAAACTACACAGGTTATTATGGTTCATTTATGACGTTTTTAGAGCCAAGTGTTGTGCCAGGTGATTACGCAATAATTGATAGTTACATGTACCCTGAGCGCAAAGGAACATACCTTATTAAAAGTGTAGAGACAAGTTTTGGTGTTGATGGTGGAAGACAAAAAATAGAGTTAGAACGTAAATTAGCATAATGAGTACAGCAAGTAGAGATATAACAGAAGCAATAAAAGCACTAAGCGGAATTGATGACTTAGACTTTGAAAGTGTAGCGTGTAATGTAATAGACGTGGACACTACCAATATGACGTGCGACTGCTCACCTATCAATGGTGATGCTGACTTCTTAGATGTACGTTTAAATGCGGACTACACAAAAGGGTTTACACTTATTCCAAAGAAAAATAGTGTTGTTATTGTGTCGCAATTAAGTGATGCAACAGCATACGTGGCTATGTATAGCGATGTTGACCAAATATATTTGGCTGGTGATGCTAATGGTGGGTTGGTAAACGTAAATATATTATCTGCAGCATTAAATAATTTACAAACAGAGATAAACACGTTAAAGGCTACTATAGGTGCTAACCTAACAGCAATGGGTGTGGCATTGGTAGCGGTTGATGGTGGTGTAACAACAGCACAAGCAGGTGTGTTAAATGGTGTTGTATTACCACAAATAAATATTTCACAAATAGAAAATAAAAAGGTTAAGCATGGCAACGGTTAAAGATTTTGCAGTAGATAATAGTAACAACTTTATTTTGAGTGGTGGTGATTTCACTATTGCGCCAAGTGATGAACAGCATATTGTTGACATCGTAAATTCAGCAAAAGGCAGTTGGAAGGAATACCCATTGTGTGGTGTGGGAATAGATAACTATCTTAACTCAGGTGTTAACCAACAATTTTTGACTAATGAGATTAAGACGCAATTAACACGTGATGGTTTTGGTAGTGTGCAAGTTGACTTTGAAGGTAATAATAGTTTAAATTTTATGGTTGATGCAGTACGAGGTTAAATTTGGGCAGTCAATATACGATGTTGCAGTATTGCTTTATGGTGATGCTCAGTTTTCTATAAAACTATGTGTTGACAATTCTATTGATATAAACACAAATCTTTATGGTTTGATATTGACGTATGACGAAACAATAAAAGCGCAACAGATAGTAAATAACACATCAAAAACATACGTTCAAGTACCGAAAACAAATAATTATTTTATAAAACAACTGCAAAGTAATTATGATTTGTGTTTGCAATTTGCTTATGGGCTTGACAACTATGGTAAATTTATAAATGATACGAAATTAAGTGCTAATAACATTTATAATTACAATTCAAATATAAATGTTACAAAACAGCCATCTAACTTACCAAGTGTTATATTTGCAACTGGATTAGATATTACACCAATAATACCATATTATTTATTAATGGAGGATGGTTTTTATATCTTACAAGAAACTGATTTTAAAATAGAATTATAATGGCAGATACTAAAATAAGCAATTTACCAAGCGCGAGTGCATTAGCAGGCACAGAGCCTTTACCAATAGTACAGGATGGTGCAACAAAACAAACAACGGTTCAAGATATTGCTAATTTAGCGGGTGGCAATCAAACATTAAATGATGTTTTAGTTGAAGGCAACCAAACATTAGGCACTAATATAAAGGTAAACAATGCCGATGCTATTGAGTTGGAGAATGCTGCATTACTTAAAAAAGGAACGTATGACTTTACTGGTTTAGCTGAATTAAGTGCTGTAGGTGGTATAAGTAGATTTTGTTCTGTTGCCTTTGAAGACAACTGGCAAAAAGGCATCAATCATATCTTTGATGATAATGGATTAATTCGTCAATCAAATTTTTGTAAAAGCATTATTCCTGATGGAAATTTTGATAATACACAACGCTTTAAAGTTGGTAGTCGATGGGTATTAGATGATGGTACTGTTTATGTTTGTAGTGATGCAAGTACAGGAACTGCTGTGTGGATTGTTGACCCTAACACTATACTTTTTGAAAATATATCACAATCTGATTTTAGTGATTTAGTAACCGCTAATAAATTAGTAGTTGGTAAATGGTATTATATTTATACTGCCTTTAATCAT